AGGAGATGCTCAATCACATCGAGGTATGAGGGTTCTATTGATATGTGCCTACTGGGAAGTCGAATATCTGGATACTTACTCTCCTCTTCTACTCGCCTCAGGTCTATTGCTATTATGTGAGTGTTTATATACTGGCGCATGGCGGATGCAGGGTGTGGGATTGGTATGACTTTTCTCCCCATATAGTCCTGCAGTATTGACCCACGCCACTTCATTATGCCTATCTTTCTACACAAGGCCCAAAGGGCCACCCCACCCGCTGCGACTATTACGTTGCCGGAGAATGCTGCTATTTACTCCCTCATGGCAGCCTCATATTCATCGTATCGAGGCGTGGTTATTGCCCTACCTCGGTCGAACCTTATAAAGTGAGATATGTCATTCCCAGGCGGCTGCTCCTTCACCACGTTTGTGATGTAGCACTCATGCCTACCGATGCCTACGTTGCCCAATAGTCTGAATAGCAGACTCCCAGAAGGCCCAATGAATGGCCTCCCCTGCTTTACCTCTTCAGAACCAGGGGCTTCTCCGACTAGGCATATCTTGACTGACGACACAAGGCCTTCGCCATAAACAGTAGGCTTACCCGTTACTACTATTGGCATTGTTCCCTCCTTCTGCGCTTGCCTCTTCTATGTGGGCCTTTAGAAGTATTGCATAGTGTATCACCTTATTCAAGTCTGTTATCTTCTCAGCATTACTTCTCTTCCCACACCTGAAGGCATACTTTATGATGTTGCAAATTGCGAAGTGCTCGAAGTATCCTCCTGCCTTATACAGGTCAATAGGTTCTACTCCTCCGGTCTTATAGTGATCACTTCCTGCTATCTTGGCGATATTCCAATCAGAAGGGCACATCATCATTTCCCCCTTTCTTCAGGGAAGAGTACATCCCAGGCTTTGAATCATGCACCTTCAGGACGAAGGACGACTTATACTCTTGTGTCAGGTAGAAGCCGAAGGCTTGCATGCCTATATTTGCCGCTGCCAGGATGGTATTGCCGCTACCGAGGAAGGGGACAAGAACGCGAGCGCCCTCCCAGCCGAATGTGCTAAGGACCTCTTGAATCAATTCGATAGGGCGCTCAGTTGGATGAGTTTTTGAAGTGCTGGGGATTTGCCTATACTGGAATACATTACTTCTTCCCTGCTTCACAATAGAAGGGTTCCCTTTTGTGCAATAGAAGAATGGCTCATATGCACTACCAAGGTGGATTGATGGATTCATCACTTGGAGATTACCATCTCCCTTATACCACATGCCGACGAGGCGTCTGGTGCGAAATCCTGCCTTTGTGATGATCTGGTATAGGGGTTCAATCCAAGGCTCAATAGCGAACCAGCATATTAGCCAGCTATTCTCCCCCATTACTCGATAGCATTCAGAGATGACTCTCGTCATGAAGGGGATATACTCATCGGACTGGATTTCATTATATTGTTGCGTGAGGGATATGTCTGTGTTTGTCTTTTTCTTGATTGCCCTGAGGTCAATTCCGTAGGGTGGGTCGAGTTCAACTAAGTCGATACTCTTGTCCGGCACTTCTCTTATGCCCTCAAAGAAGTCTCGCACAATGTAGCGGTTGCACAAGTCCATGCGGATTCTCTCTACTGGTGTAGCAGCAGCCTTTTCTGCAAGTCGCTTGGCGATTTCTTCTGAGACTATGTCAGTCTTCATCTTTTGAAGTATCTTCTCTGCGTCGTGCTTATTCTTTGCCTGCTTTAGGAAGGGAAACATCTCGATCGCTTCTGCTAAGGATATGTCCTTCTGCACATTCGTATGACTCTCTTGCAATAGCTCAGCAGTGTCGCGCTTGCTCCAGCCAGGTGCATCCGGCGATGTGCTCTTCTTCTCCCCATACATCGCGACATATAGGTTGTTAATTTCCTGCTTGAGTTTAAGGGCCTCTACCCAGTCGAGATCCTTCCTTGCGACATTCTCCATCAGTTCGATGGCGCGCATCTCCATTTCGTTTATAGTCTCTGGATATACCCTAACAGGGATCTGTGTAATGCCTGCTGTTTGGCACGCCTTATACCTACGGCCACCGGCGAGGAGGGTATACTGCGACTCCGATGTTCGCTTCACTGCAAGGGGCTGTATGATGCCTTCCTTCTTTATGCTCTCGGCTAATGTAGAGATGTCACCGTAGTCCTCTCGAAATCGGTCTCCGAAGGTTATTTGTCCTATGTCTACTATTGCCAGCTCAAGTCTATTATCCACGTTTAGCCTCCTATTTTCTTAAGTAATGCCGTGCGCATACTGGGTGTCATGCCTGCCAGTAGTGAGTCTATGTCTATATCGAGCTTCTTCTCCCTCTTGGCCGCCTGGTCTGCCTTCTTCACACTCTTCTTCCCAGGCGACTGCCTCCTCGAAGCACGAATATCCCTGAAGAGGGAGAATAATTCTTCGTCCGACATTTCAGATATGCTCTTCTTCAGGTCTGCTATCTCCATGTTTCCTCCTTTCTGCCTTGATCTCTACTGCCTTTATCACATCAAGGGTGCTGATTTTGCCTGTGAGGAGAAGTGCAATTGCCACTTCACCAAACTCCTCAATCAGGTTCAGCATGCCATCTACTAGGGTTCTTATGATGGCGTTCTGCAGTCCCCACGGTATGAGTTCCTGTAGGCGTTTCTGCTCCTTGGGTGATATATCTACGCAGAGTCTAGGGCGCGGGTTGCGTTCTTCATCACTATCCATATTCGTCCTCCACTTTGGAATAAATTATGCCAAAGGGTGGGAAAGCCCATCCCCTTGGCATAATATGTCTCTGCTTCTTCTACCTGAGCAGCTCGTTGATTAGGCACCAGTCACGAACTTCTTGACCCTGTTGCGCTGGCCGAACTCAGGATCATCCTCAATGTCGAGGATTGCCCAGCCAGTTTGGCCCTCCAAGATGTCCACATTCATGCCAGACGTCGCATCAACACCGAATGCTTTGAAGAAGGCGAGCAGTGCGAGTTTTCTCTTGTTCGCCTTCTTGATGTCATCGTTACTGGTTGGGAGCATCATGATGTGGTAGATGTCATCGGCCTCAGGCTCGTTCACGATCTCCATCTGCAGGTTGAGATAATCCCCTCCTGTATTCTTGCTCGTCTTGATTTCGGCGCGAAGAACTCGCAGATTGTACTCTCCAGGGGGCACTGCCTTGGGTTCGAAAGTATCACTGAAGTCTATGTCTAAAAAGCTCATTTGTTCCTCCTTGTGTTTTTTATTATATTCGTCTAATGGTTAATCACTTAAAGGCGCATCGCCTTCCCTTCTTATCCGTGTAGAACCACCCCCTTCCTATTTTTTCTACCACTGCTGGATACCCATGCTTCTTGTGCGTCCTTATGAAGAAAGACATATCCTCCCAAGATTCATGTGCATACGACAGTGGAAATTTTGGATCTCCTGCATTACTTACCATCACCAGGGGCAGTGCTACCCCAATCAGAAGTATCAAAGCCCGCCTTCCTGAGGAGAGCCTTGATGTCTGCTGCTTCATATGTGTCAAAGCGATTGTTTGCTCCCAGTCTTGTTCTTGCCTTATACAGACCTGTGTTTCTTGTAAGGAGTGTATATGAGATTCCACTGCTTGTCTCCTTTGTAGTGGCCATATATATCTCGTCGAAGAGGAGCGGGACGCGCACCTTCAGTTTGCCGACGAACAGAGGGCCAACGAACATCTTCCCAGTTGCCTCATCCTTGTCTGCATCATCATGACACAGGAGGATGCAGTCGCACGGAAGGGAGATCATGTCCTTTACTGCATTCTCTATCATCACCATCGCGGGGAGATAGTCCTGCTGGAACGGGACTCCGCCAGGGCGGCCAGCCTTCTTCAGGACGACATTCATGGCTGCAGCGCTCCATGTAGTTGCGCTGTCTATGATATACGTTCCTACTTCGGTAAATGCGCCAATCTTCTTCAGGCGATGATACTCCGAGTCCCATGCCTGAAATGCACTTGGCATATTTGGATCTTCGTACTCATATCTTGTGTCGACGAAGATGGTCTTCCCAATATCATCCCTTATCGACTTCGTTCCTCCAGGGTCGAAGGAGTGAATGAGCACAGGAGTCCTACACGTCCTTGCCAGGGTGGTCTTGCCTGATCCCATGGGGCCATATATGAGGGCGTTGAAGGTCTTGTTCTGTGCCTTCTCCTCATACATCGTGTTCAGGGCAGATAGTTCTTTCTGAATATCTAATGCCATTGTTTCCTCCTTGCGTTTTTCATACTAGTTAAAAGTCGAACACTTGTTTACTCTCCTCAGCAGATGGATCCCACCATTCTATCTTCATACCCATCGGGACTTCTGTGCATCTCCTCAAGGGATTTGGCCACGCAAGGCAGAAGTCAGAATACCGACAGCCGAAGTACTTTGTGCAGCTGGTTGGATTCTTCGCAAATGCCATCATTACTTCCTGAGAGTCTGAGCACTTATTCAGGAGTCGATCTGTGTCCCAGTCAATCAGGTCAATCACCTGATTGACAGTCCAAAACCAGTCTTGCATCATTTCCTTACTTCGCCTGCAAGGTACCCGCTGGAATTTTGTCTGCGTCTTCTGAAAGAATGTCCCGCTTATTTCTGTTCCTTGCACTTCTTCGTACGGGAACAGACAGTATAAGACGTGATTATATGCGCCAGTCTGGATCGACTGAGTCCACTGGTCAGTCCATATGCGACTGAGCGTGGAGCCTGTCTTGTGCTCCCTGCTAATATATCCTCTGTTCGTCTTGATAATACTATCCATCCTGAAGTGCAGCCTTTTCAGGTCTGATATGGGGACAGTTCCTGATATCTCTGTATATAGAACCTCTTGCTGCTTGTCCTCTCCCTTATACTCTCGAATATACGAGAGCAGTGCATTGAGCGCATTCCCTGGATTCTTGGGCGAGTTACCTTCATCGTACTCAGGCCCCCAGTACTGCCTGTAGTGATCGTTGAGAAGTGTCCAGGCATCTGCTACTGACTCCTCTGAGTACCCATGCAAGAGGAGGTACTCCATCGCCAGATGCCATGCCTTCCCAAACTCGAGGTGCAAATTTGCCTGTTCAGGGCGCCAGCCGAGGATGTACTCATAGAAGTATGACCTCGGGCATTCGAGGTAGGTCTGGATCTTTGTGCTGTCTATGACTGACCAGCTCTCATGTTCTTTTATCATTCGTTCTCCTCTTCTTTCTTCACCAGCATGCCTTCCAACTCTTGGATGGCGTGTCTGATGTCTTCATAGTCATTTGTCCAGCCTGCTCGCGTTACATACAGAGAGTACTTCTCCTGACTCGTTTTGTCTATTGACCCATAATATGAGATATATACACTAACTACTATGTGGTCATTTGGGAAGCGCTTCTTGAGTCTACCAAGGATTCTTCTCATTTCAGCCGCTTTCATTACATCACCTCCTTTCTTCCCTTTTCCCACCATTTTATCATTCCTTCCTTGCTTTGTCAATGAGACGTTCGATGCTGTGCCTATCCTTGTCGTCGGAGAAGTACTGGCGAACACTCCACGCAGTCATGCCCAGCCTATTGGCGAGGTCTGAGCACATTATCTTGTATGCTTGGAGAGCAGTATGGGCCCTCTTATGCAGGATGAATACCTCACCATGCCAGTTGAATGTTCCCTTATACACGGCTTTTCTCGATGATTTCTGCTGAGAAGTCGAATCCACTTAATACTTCCTCCTCTCTGTTCACATGCTTTTATTGAATCATTTATCTTTGGAATAAATTATGCCAAAGATGTTACACATTACTTCGTCCTCCATTCCTTCCACCACTCCGCAACCAGTTCACAGAAGCGGATGGGATCGAGTAGCCAATTTATAAACCAGTCGGTATGCACTATAGGCGACTTGTAACCATGTACTTCAAGCTTGTATTCACGTTTAGCAAAATGTAAAAAGTTAGTCCACTTCCCCATATCCACAATATTGTTCTTCAGATCACCCAAGTCCTGCCAAGTAGTGAAAGTGC